AAAAGGTGTGGCTGAACTTGTAGCAACAAATTTACCGGGATATTCAGCTTATGATATTATTTTAGGAGATGGAACTAGAAAAAATTTAAGAAGCTGGGCACGTGGTAGTACTTCTAAAAAAGATAAAAAACCTAGATTATATTCTAAAGGTGGTATAGTTTTAAACGTACCTAATGTTATTGACGAACCTGATGAAAGAATTGATAGAATGACAGGTGTCCCGTATGATGTACAGGCTGGTGTTGTTTTACAAGACGAAGAAGAACGACTGTTTGCATATAAGGGTGGTTCTATTAAAGAAAAACTTAAACAAAGAAAAAGGAAAAGAAAGTGAACATTGAACAATGCAAAGTAGAGATTAAACGACACGAAGGCGAAGTCTTAGAGGTTTATATGGATAGTTTAGGCTATAAAGCTCTAGGAGTTGGTCATTTATGTCAACCTAATGACCCCGAATATTCTTGGGAAGTTGGTACACCTGTATCACAAAAAGTAGTTGATATGTATTACGAAGATGATTTTAATAAACATTACAAAGAAGCTATACATGTGTTTGGTAGTCAAGAAGATTTTTATAAACTACCTGAAAAAATACAGCACGTGTTAGTCAACATGTGTTTTAACTTAGGTGGTTCAAGACTTTCAAAGTTTAGAAATATGNTACAGGCTTGTAGAGAACATAACTGGGATANAATGGCTGCAGAAATGCAANACAGTCGNTGGTTTAATCAAGTGGGTAGACGTAGCATTGAGCTACAGCAGGTTGTCCTTGATCAATAATGTTACTTTATACAGAAAAGCAATTAGATGTTGCGTATCGAATAGACTGTAAAGCTCGTACAAAATGTAGCGAAGCTTGGGTAACTAGAGAAGACTTTAGACCTTTATATGAAGACCTGTTAGAATCTTATATGATTGCTTACAGTGAAGGTGATATATTAGGTACAGATATACCTGAATATCTTATAGACTCTGTAAACGAATTACTTGAATCAACTTTAACACTAGATTAATATGTTTCCATTTGAAATTATAACCATGCTTGGCTCTACTTTAATTAGTAGTATGTTAAGCTTGTGGTCACAAAGATTAAAAGCTAAACAAGACGAGCAAAAAATGTTAATTACTCGTGGTGAGTTTCAACTTAAAGCAGTAGATGCTGCACGAAATGTAGAAAATGTAGGATTTCAATGGACAAGACGTATTATTGCACTATCATCAATCTTTGCAATCGTTATACTACCTAAACTGGTAGCAGTATATTATCCAGATGTTGATGTAACAGTAGGTTATACATTATTTCAACCGGGATTTTTATTCTTTACAGACGGTAGGGAAGTGTTTGAATGGATAACTTTTCAAGGCTTGGTAATAACACAGCTAGATACAAACCTTGTATCAGCAATCATAGGCATGTACTTTGGTGGGAGTTTAGTTAAAAAATAATAGAGGGCATTATGCAAAACAACAATATGATGGGCGGCTTTAGTGGCGACATGGATAGAAATGAGGTAGAGATTGACCTTAATAAATTCATGGCTTTGCTACAAGAAAAGTCAGAATTAAAAGATAGGATAAGGGAGTTAGAAGATACTAAGAATGATAACCCTTATCAAAAATTAATATTTGTAGCACAAGCTGTAGATAGCTGGAGAATTATACCTCGAGCTTTTTTAGGTGTCTACATGTATTTATTATATTATACCACATTTTGGTTTATGGGACTAGACAATCCTACAATGGAACAATCAGGTTTAATATCTGTTGTTGTAGGTGCAGGAGCTGCATGGTTTGGTCTATATACTAGCACATCTAAAAAACCAGCAGGAGATAAATAAAATGTCAAGAGGTGATTTAAATAGAGGATTTTTTGGACCATTATTTATATTAAGTTTATTAACAATGTCGTGTGCTGCAAGTGCAGATCAAACAGGAGACTGTACTTCGGGTACACAGTATTGTGAAGACAATGGTTTAACTACTATTAATACTACGGTGACTACTAATACTAACACCAATAACAATACTAATAATAATACCAACACTAATACTAATACAAATAGTAATACTAATAATAATACTAATGTAAATACGAATACAAATACATCAACTAACAATAATAACAATGTTAATACATCAACTAACACAAATAACAACGTTAATACTTCCACATCTACAAGCAATAATACCAATACTAATAACAACGTCAACACATCTACGTCTACATCTAACTCTACTGTAAACTCTACAGTAAATCAAAACGTAAATAATAACAGTAATTCTACTAGTAACAATACAAATACTAATAACAATACTAACGTTAATCAATCTACGTCAGACTCTAATGTGACTACGGACAACACGAATACTAATAACAATAATACAAAGTCGGACAACACTAACAGAAATATAAACGAGTCTAACTCTACACAAACAATCAACCAGAATGTACGTAGCAAAGCACCTCCTGCTTCTGCTATAGCACCTAGTATTATGTCTTATTCACAAGACCTCTGTACTGTAGGTCGTTCTGGTGCTTTTCAAGGGCAAGTATTTGGGTTCTCTACAGGAGCTACTGTAACAGACGAGAACTGTGAACGCTTAAAACTTTCCAAGTATCTATATGATACCGGTATGAAAGTGGCTTCAGTGTCTATACTTTGTCAAGACCCGAGAGTATTTAAGGCTATGGAAATGGCTGGTACTCCTTGCCCTTACCAAGGTCAGATAGGTAAAGAAGCTACTAAAGCTTGGGCAGAAAACAAATCTAAAAGACCCGATGTTAAAGAGCAAGAGAAACTTTTTATAAAGCAATGTACACACGACATAAATCCTAACAGAGATAAAATAAATAAAGATGTGGTTGGGTTAGTAAAGAAAACGTATACAAGAAAAACTAAAACCAACAGACAATGTAAGAAAGAATTTTATAATACACAGTAACAACAATGGCTGAGTATTTCAAAGTTCTTTTAGGTTTAGCTTTAATAGGTTTACTAGGGTTATCAACTCCAACCTGTGCACAATATATCTACGAAGGCAATCAGTCTTTAGTAGACCTCACTAATCAATCAAGTACGACCAACCTAAANNCNGGAGACGACCANCTTTCGTCTGCATTTAATTTAGACTTTACTTTTAATTTTTACGATAGTCAATTTACATCTGCTCGTATGGCTACGAATGGTTGTCTTCACTTTGGATTAGGTACAGGCAATATAAACTACAATAATTACTGCGGTGATTATACACCTGACCCACTTCCACAATACAACTATACACTTTTTCCATTTTGGACTGACTTAATTAGAGATAATAACTCTAAGATGTTAGCAAAAAACTTTAGTGATAAGACAGTCTTTGGCTGGTATGATATGCGTGAGTATAATCGTAGTGGCTCTGATAACAGTTTTGAAGTTATCCTTTGGACTAACTCTAGTTTTGATTTTAGATATGGTGAGTTAGATGTTATACAACATGATGTATTAATAGGTGAGCAAAAAGATTCAGATACTTACTATCAATATTTATTTTATGATGAGTGTAATACAGGTACAACTAACTCTAGTAGCTGTGTAAGTACTAATTGGAACGACACCTCTGCTAATACTTTGCTAGAAAATGGTGGTTCGTTATATGGTTCTGGTAGTGGTAATGGTATTGATTGTAGTAATCCTCTAAACAATTCAAGCTGTTCAGGTTATGCAGCAGCTTATCAAACTCAACAGTGCGACATAGACCAGTTATATTCTGAATCATGTCCTTACTATTGGGATGCCTATGACGACCTTCAGTGTAATCTAGACCCACAATACGGTCCGTTCTGTCAAGGCTATAGACAAGAAGATTCAGTGGCTTACTTTGAAGAAGAGATTGACTATGGTTATCAAGAAGAGTATGACATGTATGACACTTTTGAAGAGCCAGAAATCTTTGAAGAGTATGTCTTTGAACTTGAGTATGACTTTTTTGAAGAGCCTGAGTATGTATATGAAGAAGAGATAATCTTTGAACAGATGTTTCCTCGTGAAGAGTACTACGAACCTTTTGAAGTTATGCATAACTTACCTATGCACGAAGAAGAAATCTTTATGCCTGTGGAAGAGTTGTTGATTGAGGAGTTTATCTTTCAAGAAACATTCCTTGTAGAAGATTACAGAGAACCTGAAACGTTTATTGAATTGGAAACTATTGAAGAACTGGAGGAATGGTTTGAGGAAGAGACAAGGATGGAAGAAGAACTTGCGTATGCAGAAGAGCCGGAGGAAGAATTTATTGAAGAGGTCTTTGAAGAAGAAGCTGTAGAAGAAGTCTTTGAAGAGATAGCAGAGATGCGTGAGGAGATGGAAGAAGAACGTATAGCTGAAGTAGAAGAAGAAAGAGTAGAAGAACTGCAAGAAGAAGAAATAGTTGTTGGTGCTATACTACCAGAAGGTAAGAGTTCAATAAGTAGAGAAATGGCACTGAACGTTGTCTCGTCTACTCTAAGCACAGCTCAAGCTAGTGTTAGTGGAACTACATCAGGTAATTCTATACACGCTACAGGTGGCACGACAGGAGCTTCTAGCGTATCATCGTCTAGTTCTGGTGGTGGTATGAGTACAAGCAACTCACCTAGTATGTCAGCACAGTTTGCATCATCTACTGCACAAAACAATCAAGTCTTAGACATGAGCACAAGCTTTAGTGTGAGTAACTCTACAAGCTCTGTAAGCGTTGAAGCTGAGACAGTTGAGACAACAAGTGTCGCAGTTAATACAACACCTACTCAAACTTTACAAAGTCAAATAGATGTGTCAGTTTCTACAGATGCATCAGCTACAGAGACAGAACAAACTGTAGCCAATGTTATAGCCCAAAACTTACAAGCTGCTCAAGATGATGTTGAAGCTAAACAAGAAGAGACTGGTGAGTATGGCTCAGAGAATACTATCATAGCTTACATGGGTTTTGTTCCTAACTTTAATAACTATAGGTTAGTTACATTGCCCGACCAAGATACATGGTACGAGTCTACAGATATCTATGCCAACAATATGTTGTCAGATAACATCGAAGGATTTTATCAAATGGCAGGAGAGAGTTTAAACACCCTGATTGAAATGAGAAAATTACAACCACCACTATAATATGGCATACTCAAGTAAAGTTGTAGATAGATTTGAAGGAGTTTTAAATAACCC